AATATTAATCTGCGATTTTGGCGCAGCCACGATTCCGGCTCCAAGGCAAGAACATACTCTTGACCTATCCTCAGTGCAACCTCGAAGTCAAACATGTCTGCGACGAACTCGCATTGCGTCTACCGCCCGGCCGGTGTAGTGGTGTCCTGGAACGACACCAAGATGGCAATCCCCATCTCCACATCCTATGGGAGCTTCGCAGGAGACTTGACACTCAGAACCCAAGATTCTTCGACGTCGATACTTTCCATCCGAATGTCGTGGTCGTGCGGTCAGTCCGAGGAGCGAGAGACTACATCGCCAAAACTGGAGCAGAAGTATACACCAATGAGCCCGGAGAGCCCGAGTGCGAGAGCTGGGGCGAAATTCTTGAACAGGCTACGAGCAGAGAAGGATTCCTGGACCTCGTGCGCAAACACAAGCCACGAGACTTCATCCTCAATATGGAACGACTCGAATATGCCGCGAACATCCTATTCGCTGAGCCAGAACAAAGTTTTGTGTCCATGTACACCACCTTCGCCCCGCCGAGCGCCTGCCATGACTGGTGGCTACAGTACGGAGCAAGACCTCGCCTCGAGGGTCGTCTACAGTCCCTGTATGTCGAAGGAGCTTCACGTATAGGCAAGACCGAATGGGCCAGATCCTTGGGGCCGCACGTGTACTTCAACAACATGTACAACTTGGACGATCTGAAGTCCGCTCTTCGATACGCCGAATTCGCGGTGTTTGATGATATTCCGTTTGATCGTTTACCAGCGTGGAAGTCTTTCTTTGGGTGTCAACACACCTTCACCTTGACCGATCGATACCGCAAAAAGTTCACCATTTCTGATTGGTCGAAGCCTTCAATCTTTTTAGTCAACCCCGACATGACGTACGATGCATGGAATAAGGGAAGAGAGTGGGAATACATTAAGCAAAATGCTGTGATAGTAAAGACAGATAGCCGTTTTTATTAAAGATGATACTCCAAAGTAGTAGCATCCTGTGGCTTACCAGCCGGATTAACAGTTGCCGAAGGCGTAAACTTATGCTTCTGATTGACCGAAAGATCATCGATACTATTCCAGACAGGCGACCAACGATACTCCTTCTTAAGCGTCATAACAACACCAGTATCCGCCGCAAGTCCTCTTGATGGCTGAATAGCATGATCTCCATCCACATAAGGTGCCGAATGAACTTGGAACACAAAGAACTGGGACACACCCTTCATAGCAAAGTACTTGAGGCATGTATGATAATTCACCGAAATTCCGATCTTGGAGTTATACTCGAACTGAACAACAGAACCGGCAGGCATCTCCCAACGCTGAATTTTATCCAGCGTGAGATACTGCTTAGCAATAACGCTAAGGTTAGGGTTGAAAGTATGAACCAAAGTCTTGTCCATATCAATATGATCATCATCAGCGCCTCTATCCTGTTCATGAAACTGAGTATCATAAAAGTACCGACCCAAAGTACTAGGAGAAGCGCCAACTACATCAGCCAATGACATCAAACCACCAGCAGTCATATCTGTATCAGTAATAGACTTCTTACACGAAAAAGTCCACATCTTAACCAACATAGTCTGGGTCGAATTATTGGCAAAAGTGAAATTGGCCCTAGCAGACTTAATATGAAGCCGCATATTGGCAGTAGCGGCTCCAGTCTGCCACGAAGTACCAGTCGCATCAGTAAGATCCGCCTGAGCATACAACTGCTTAAAGATATCATGGATATCAATATGCTTCTCAGAAGCAGTCTCAAGTGTAGATCCAATCGAATGGAAGAAACACCCAAGAGTGTCAACACCAAGCATAGATCCACCATCTCCATCATGCCTATAAAGAGTATGCTTGTTGATAATAGACAGGGACGTTGGCAAGGTAACGCCTCCACGTGCCCTAATCTTATTCCTTATGTACTTCTTCTGATAGTACGAAAGCGAACCCTTCGTGCGCGCGCGCCGATAGCTCTTGCGCCAATTCTTGCGCGTCCTACGCCGGCGCGTATATAACGTCTTCGCATCGTGCTGGCCCCAACCCAACGCCGCCTCGGTCGTCGCGTTGCTGTCCGCCATCTGCGTATCGCCACCATTACTCATAGATTTCGAACTTGATGTCTTGTAATGCTTGGTGACAGGATAATACGCAGTCAAAGTACCAAGTGGACGCTTAGCAAGGGCAGTACTCCCTTTTATATGCGCGCGAACCTGAGGAAACTCTTTTTCACCAAGAAGCCACTCCTCATTTGGTGCAACCTTAACACCCCGAAGACGACCGATGACGCGCTTCGCTCTGGGATACAGAGCCCCTAAACCAGCAACCGCTGCGCCACCTAAACCAGCTAAAGCACGATACCCGATTGGATGCCTTATGCGACTGAACGCCCTGCCGTGCCATTTGTTCCGATAATGGCGTTGCGCCTCTAAATCGTAACGCATACGAGACCTAAAAGGACCTAAACATCCCTTTTATATGCGCAAACCAACCTAAAAGTCCCTAATGAGCGGCCCCCAAGGGGGCCTTACGCAATAGAAAGAAAATGCTGGGGGGTAAACCCCCCCGCCCCCCCAAACCAACCTAAAAAGATCACGTGAGGGTCACGTGACCTTGCGGGGCAACTCCTCGTTACACTCCGGGTAAAAGTCGGGCCGGGGTATGACAGGCGAACCTGATTGGTGCGCCCGAGGTACCCCGGCAATACACAAAGGTCTGGTGACTCTTTTAAACCATCTCCGATTGGTCTGCGGATAAATTCATTCATCCGCAGTCGAGGAACATAAAAGTCCCTCAAATCCCTCAAAATCGCAGGT